AATGGCTGGCATCAATTTTCACGACCATCATTTGGTCGGTCTGACATGGCCATATATAAACTGTAAAGGCAAACAGTATCACGTCACGATGCTCGATCAAGGTTGGGTGTGTGACTGTCCTGGTTTTAACTTCTATAATAAATGTAAGCACATTACACAAGTGCACGAAAAGGTGATAGCAGAATGATTGTTCAGAACGCAGTAAATTGTTTGTCATGTGGAGATCTCATCATCTCTAAACATCGTCATGACTTTGTAAATTGCACTTGCGGTGCTGTATGGGTAGATGGCGGTCAGGACTACCTGCGTCGTGTAGGTGACTTTGAAAACGCCGTCGACTTGTCTTGGTCACTGCCAGACAAGTTATATTTTGATTGTGCTGATGCTGCTGGCCTTGCTATGGATAGCGGTCGTAATACTAAAGGCATCGCCAATGCAGTGATGCGTACTCTTCGTGAAGCTGGTCGAGTGATCGCCGAAGGTGAACAAAGAATTCTAGCTCATAATCCTCGTATGGATGAGATTATGGTCGAAGAAGCCGATGGCACCATCAATCGTTATAAGAAAGTTGTAGAATGAAAGAAGCATGCATCGTCGGCTTTGGAATGATCGATGCGTTAGGTGATAATCCCATCGATTGTTGGGAGAATATGCTTAATGATCGAGACTTCCATAAACCTATCGATCCTCATGTTCATGAAGGCCACAATCTTAAAGTTAAGTACGGGTTTTATCCTGAAATTGATATCGATGAAGAATTACAACCTCGAGCAGTAGCTTATGGTATGCATGCGGTTGAGCAAGCTTTACACATGGCAAATTTGCCGCATTCATCGAATGTAGGTGTCATCTTCTCGACTCTTTTAGGCGGCAACTCGACAAAAGCAAAGTTAGATGCCGAAGGTCGAAAGATGAAACCAAAACAGATCCTTCGCTCAACGATGGATTATCTCTGCAGTCAAATCTCAATTAAGTATGGATATACTGGTATCAATACCATGGTGTATTCTGCTTGTGCTACAGGTTTGGTAAGCATCGAATATGCTATGCGAATGCTCGATGAGTATGACTATGTGATCGTAGGCGGTTCTGATGCTGGCGTAAATCACATGGATCTCTACTTCTTCTCGATTATCAAGGCGATCGGTTCGAAGTCGATGCCATTCGATAAGAATCGCGACGGTTTTATTATGGGTGAAGGTGCAGGTTGCATCATCCTTCAGTCGAGAGAAAAGGCCGAAGCGATGGGTTCGAAGGTATATGCTCGCATCACTGGAGTTTCGAATGCTTCAGATGCACACGATCCGACTGCACCTTCTGGAGCCGGAGCTCGTCTTTGCTTGGAGAAGCTGGATCTCGAAGGAGTCGACTCAGTCAACTCGCATGGAACCAGCACTCCACTCGGAGATGTGGTAGAGTATGACGTGGTTCGCGAGTTTACTGATGCACCGATCTATTCCAATAAAGGAAAAATTGGACATACTTTCGCTGCAGCAGGTGTACTTGAAACAATTTACAGTGTACTGTCTATTCAGAACGGTGTGATTCCTCATACCGCTGGTTGTCAAGACACTGATATGGATGTGGTGATGGAGAACATCGAGACAGATGTCAAGAAAGTTCTTGTCAATTCATTTGGATTTGGTGGTAAGTGTTGTTCAATTATTGTTGAAAAGGAAAAGTAAAATGTCTTCTGGATATACTGTAGAACTCGATTGGGAAACTGTAGACCACGTCGTGGTCGGTCAGCTGCGTAATACATGGGAAGCTTTAAAGGGCAATCTCGGCAATGGCGACTGGGTTTTTGTCTGGGGTGATCAAGAAGCCGATGATGCCGAGATCCAAAAGCACATCGACGCGCTCGAACTTCTCCTCAAGTGGTACTCCACTCCCGATGAGCTGGTAAAAATGGGACTCAAAGAAGGTGCCTAAGTATCTTGTAGAGACAATCGACTTCTTTCGCATGCGATATGTCGTGGAATGCGAGAGCGCAGAACATGCCAAAGACGTCGTGACGATGAAAGAAGCTGAAGAGTTCAGTCAATTATATCTTGACGAGACTATCACTTCTACTCGCGTGATTGATGATGCAGAGTATCTTCGCATCTTCGACGAAGATAATGACTATCTCAAAGAGTGGTCAGAAGAAGAGAAATTTAAGTATGTGCACGAAGTAGTCTATGATACTCCAAATCCAAGTATGAAAGAACTCGATCCGGATCAACGGGATTGGGAATATGATGGTTGTGGAGTAAAAGTCTGGAAAGGCACGATGCAACGTTATGAGGTAGAAAACGATGGAACAGAATAAAGTATATACAATTAAGCTTATGTCGGGCGAAGAACTCATTGCTCGTGTCAAGCAAGAAGGTGGTGTCACCGAACTGTTGAAGCCTCGTACAGTTGGTATGGGACCTCAGGGTTTTGCTATGATGCCATGGATGATGTCAGCTCCTGATAACAACGTCGTAATCTCTGACACAGTCATTGTCGGTGCTACTGAAACGAGTGCACAGGTTGCTACACAATATCTGAAACAAGTAACAGGAATACAAGTCTAATGTTAGAATGTTTGATTATGGGCGATTCGATCGCCGTTGGAACGAAGATGTTTGCTCCGAAAGAATGTGTATCATATTCGAAGGGCGGTTGGAATACTTGGCAATGGAACAAGAAGTGGGGTAAAACTCCGCTTGAAGCCAAGACAATCGTAATCAGCCTCGGAACAAACGATCATAGCGGCGTTGATACGAAAAAAGAGTTGACAAAAATTAGAACTCGTGTTAAGGTAGGCAATGTAGTATGGATTATGCCTCCTTGTAACAAAGGCTTTTGTAAACCTAAGGTCAACGCCATAGTAAAAAGCATTGCCGTAAGCTACGGAGATCGTATCATTGCTACATCGTATGTTCAACCTGATGATATCCATCCATCGTGGCGTGGATATAAAGATCTCGTAAAGAAAGCTGGAATATGAATCTTTTCATTCTCGACAGTGATCCTGTAGTTGCTGCGCAGCTGCAGTGTGACAAGCATGTCGTGAAGATGATCGTCGAGAGTGCTCAAATGCTCTCGACTGTACATCGTATGCTCGACGGTGTAGAGACACGTGTGCCTTCAAAGTCTGGTAAGACAATGTCGAAGGCATGGACTCTACCTGACGAGCGCGAAGATACATTCTATCGTGCAGTGCATATGCACCATCCTTGTACGATTTGGACTGCACAAAGTAATAACAACTACAACTGGCATTACGTCCACTTTGTAGCTCTTTGTGACGAGTATACATATCGCTACGGCAAGGTTCATAGCACAGATACATTGCTTCGCGAAGCACTCAAGCAATTGCCTCGTAACATTCCTGTCGGTTACAAGACTCCTCAGCCGTTGGCAATGAAGGCCAATCCTGAGTGTATCGACTACAATGATATCGTAGGTTCATATCGTAAGTTCTATCAGACGAAGCAGGCTCGATTCAAGATGGCATGGACTAAACGTCCAATTCCAGAATGGTTTGCAGTCGCAGCCTAACAACATAAATAGAAGTAATACGACCGCTCCAGTATACTGGGGCGGTTTTCTTTTGTTTAATAAATAAGTTTAGAACTTAGAACGGTGCAACGAATGCTTTCTACTGATGCAAAATCCCAATCTGCTATTATTTCAGAATATGAAGCAGAGTTGGCAAAGAAAAACATCAAGATAGTAAAGTCATCTCGTGGAGGAAAGCATCTTCGATTCTCATATCCAGGAGATCATAAGAAACTCCTAAACGATATTATTAAATGTGAGCTTACGGATAGTACGTTTGTAATCTCAGGAAAATATCGTACAGAAGAACTTACTATCAAAGAAGCGGTAGATGGAGCCAAGGTCGGAGACAAGATCTATGTCGTCAATGCTGTGTCATCTCGTGGCGAACTTCGTACAAAAGAATTGACACCTGAACGTATCGGTGTGGCTACTGGCAAAAAGATCGGCAAGTTAGAATTTAAGAGAAAGGTGATGCAAGGCATCAACAGCCTCGGAGTTTCGGTTGTCGTCAAAGAGTTTATGAAAGATCTCATGGATTCTGCCGAAACAATGGGTGGTAAAATCAGATCAGAATATATCGAACAGATATCGGATTCAGATATCAACATTATCGCCAAAGATTTCGGTGAAGTCACAGGCGCATGGTGGTTTTTAAACGTATACGATAAGACTGCGGACGGGATCATATATCCTACTCAGAGCAATCTCAGACTGGTCGACTACTATGCCACATATCCAAAGAAACCTAACCTTGCGATATCAGCCAAGGCTGGTAAAGGTGCACCTCCATCTATCGATGCGATCGCCGATATTTTAGATAAGATCAATTACACTGACTCGAAGAAGAAGATAGCCAAGAACCTTATTATCGCCATTCGTAACAGCTCTGTGTTAGATGGCATCGTTCGTGGTTCTGCCGAGGTAAAAACTCCCGGCTGGAATGCACTCGTCAAACTGATGGGAAACAATATCACTCCAGCCTCGATTGAAATATTCTTATCAAAATATAAAACTGCAGAAGAACTCCTAAAAGTTTTAGATCCGCTATACAAGATTATGGGAAGAGCGGCTTCTATGGACATCACAAAACGGATCGTTGGAAATAGGGCAAAGAGAAACGGTTTGATACTGTCACCGCTTGCATATCACCTCGTAGATATGATGAACGCAGACAAGACATATTCTAACGTTCTGAATGAAGCCACAAAGCAGATCAACGTGAGTCAGCTCTACATCAATATCTACAAGACTCAGAAGCTGGTAAAATACAACATTCAGGAGTTTAAGGACATCGACTTCAAGTTCGAGTACAACGGAAACGCTGGCATGCCAGGCCTGAAAAAAATCTCATTCAAAGCGAAATAAGCATGTACATTATTTCGAAAACAATATAGAGTGTAACTATGATAAAGAAACGATTTAGAGAGTTTGTTGGTAGTGGTACACTCACGATATTCGATATCGATGAGACGCTGTTCCATACATATGCAAAGGTTGCCGTTGTCAAAGATGGCAAGGTTGTTCGAATGCTAGACAACCAAGAGTTCAACACTTACAAGCGTAAGAAGGGTGAAACCTACGACTTCGGAGAGTTTGCTAACGCAGAAGTATTCCGCAAGTCATCGAAGCCTATCACTCGTATGGTTGCTAAAACGAAAGCTATCTTTGCCAACTCTCGTAAGAATCCTCATAGTCGAGTGATTATCTGTACAGCACGAGCTGACTTCGATAACAAGGATATCTTCCTTCAGACGTTTCGAGATCATGGTCTACCTATCGATAATATCCATGTAGAACGAGCTGGTAACCTGAAGATCGACTCTTCGGCAGAAGCCAAGAAGATCATCTTCCGTAAATATATAAATACTAAGAATTACGTAAAGCTTCGGTTGTTTGATGATGCTCCTAGCAATCTTCAGGCATTTCTTTCGTTGAAGAAAGAGTTTCCTGATATTACGTTCGAAGCCTTCTTTGTAAATCCTGATGGATCGGTAAAAACAGTACGATGACAAGTTTTAGAAATTTCCTTGCAGAAGAGCTTGACGAAACTAAGCTGAAGCATCTTGAGCATGCCGAAGATCACGTGATCAATGCTGGCCATGAAGGCTTTTCTCATGCCTATCACAATCTCAAAGATGTGCATGACAGGTTGACAGGCAAGAAGAACGACACAAGAATCACCATGAAGTATGATGGTTCTCCTTCTGTGGTATTCGGTCGTCATCCTGAAACTGGTCGTTTCTTTGTAGCATCGAAGTCTGCCTTTAACAAGAATCCAAAGATCAACTATACGCTAGAAGATATCGAGCGTAACCATGGTCATGCCCCTGGCCTCGTATCGAAGCTACGAGCTGCTTTACAGCATCTTCCAAAGGTAACACCAAAGAAGGGTGTTTTCCAAGGCGATATCATGCACACTGCTGAGGACGTGCATGAATCTGATGGGCGTGTACACTTTACACCTAACACCATCACTTACTCTGCTCCGAAAAATTCAGCACATGGTAAGGCTGCTCTCAACTCGAAGATTGGCGTAGCTATTCATACCAAGTATAATGGTAAGAACCTCGAGGATATGCAAGCCGAGCACGGCGCTCAACTGAATGA